ATGGCGACATCCTCGTCAAGTTCAAGGGTGACGGTACTGCCGGTGGCGTCTTCCGGCGTGTCTCCTCCGCCACCTTCTACCGCGTCCATGCCGGTTCCCCTTATGGCGGCGCTATCTGGTTTGACCGAAAGACGGCGGGCGCATGGACGTACATCAGCTCCGTCGCGGCGTCCATCGACGGGACCCATTGGTACTGGATCCGCATCCGGGTGGCGGGTTCTTCACCGACGGTCATCAAGGCTCGGGTCTGGCAGGACGGTTCATCGGAGCCCGGGACGTGGAATGTCGATACCACGGAGAACACCGGCACCAACCAGACCGCCTCGGGGCAGGTGGGCGTCTTCCTCGAAGGGTTCGACTGGCTTGGCCCGACCCTCTTCGTCGATGACTTCTGGGCGGGAACGCTGGGGAACGGCGACTTCGCTTCCCCGACCATCGACGCCGTCTTGCGGAAGACCGTCACCCCGACCGTCACGGCGAACGCGGTCATCAAGCGTGGACAAACGGGATCGAGCACCGCCAACGCGGTCCTTCGCCGCTCGCAGGCCGGGTCGTTCACCGCCGCCGCGATCATCGTCAAGACGCAAGCTGGCTCGCTGACCGCCGACGCGGTCCTGAAGCGCAGTCAGGCGGGCTCGGCCACCGCCGATGCCATTAGCCGGAAGGTTCAGGTCTTCGGTGCTATCCGCCGGGTACAGGCGCAGAGCAATGCGAACCAAGGAACCTCTGTTTCTCTGTCTGTCACCGTCACGAGCGGGAACTTCCTGTGGGTGGTGGGAGCGGCGAATATCGCGGGCTTTCTGTCCATCAACGACGGCGTCAACACGTGGATAAACGTCGGTGGCTCGAACTGGGACTCGGACGTTTGGTACGCGAAGAACGTCGTTGGTGGCCCGCTGACGATCGTCGTTTCTGGTGCTGCGACTGCCATGTATGTCGCGCAGATGCTCGAACTCTCGGGCGTTGATCCCACATCACCGATCAGCGGTGAGTCCGACGCTGGGTCTGCCTCGGCAGACGTCTCGTCTGGATCTACGCCTGCCGCCTCCGACCTGAGCGACTACGCCATCGCGTCGGTGATTTATGTCAACGGCGGAGCCGACATCCGTGTTCTCTCTGACCGGGCATTCGCGGCGACGCTTGAGCCCGAGACACAGATCGATGAGCATCAACAGGACGGCAGCTCTACGACTACCGCTGGCGTCACAACTTCCCATGGGCAAGTAGTCGGGAGAGTCGCCGAAGCCTTCAGCGCGCACAAATCCGGGGCGGCGGACCATGTCGCTTTCTGGGCTTGGGCCGCGACACTTCGAGCGGCTCCCGGTATCGCCCTGACGTTCAACGCGGTCATCAAGAAGGCGATCACCCCGACCATCACCGCTGACGCGGTCATCAAGCGTGGACAAACGGGATCGAGCACCGCCAACGCGGTCCTTCGCCGCTCGCAGGCCGGGTCGTTCACCGCCGACGCGATCAAGCTCAAGACCATCTCGGGTTCCTTTGGCGGCGGGGAAGACGGCGGGCTCAATGCATGGTTCGTCGCTGGCGCAACGGTCGTTCCGGGCTCCGCCACCGCCAACGCGGTCCTTCGCCGCGAGCGAACCGGGACACTCACTGCCAACGCTGTCTTGCGACGAACACAGACGGGCACGCTGGCGGCGGACGCTGTTCTCAAGCGCACGCAGTCCTCCTCGTTCACCGCCAACGCCATCGTCCTGAGAAGCTCCGGGACGAAGACGGGCTCCGTCGATGCCGTTCTCCTGAAGGCCCGGACTGGCACGCTGGCGGTTGATGCCGTTCTGCGGCGAGGGCAGTCGGCATCCGTTACCACCAACGCCGTTCTCCGCCGGGTACGGGCGTCGAGCCTGACGGCGGATGCAGTCCTGAAACGGACCATCTCCGGTTCTGCCGCCGCGGACGCTGTCCTGAAGCGCGCAGCCTCGGGGACCTTCACCGCTGACGCGATCCTGCGGATCGGGCGAACCGGAGCCCTGACGGCAGACGCCATCTTGCGTCGGACGCAGGCGTCCAGCCTGACGACTGACGCTGTTGTCTTCCGGGGCCAGACCGGGAGCTTCGCCGCCGCCGCCGTCATCATGCCGCTCTTCTCGGCGCTGGCGATCCTGAAGCGCGGACAGGTGGGCTCTGCCTCTGCGAACGCCGTCATCATGCCGGTCTTCAGCGCCGACGCCATCCTGCGTGTCACGCGCGAGGGTGAGCCGTGGGTCTTCGGCGCGGCGGCGTGGATCGGCGGCGAGGGTATCGGGGCCTTCACCGCCAGCGCGGTCGTCTTCCGGACGCAGAGCGTATCGATCTCGGCGAACGCCGTCTTCTTGCGGGGTCGCTCCGGATCGCTGACTGCCGACGCCATTCGCCTTCGGGTGCAGGCTGGGTCACTGACGGCAGACGCGATCATCAAGAGGACGGCGTCGGCGGCCGGGACCGCCAACGCGGTCATCAAGGCCACGCTCGCCGGAAGCTTCACCGCCGCTGCCGTGGTCAAGCGGACCGCGACCGGGACGTTCGTGTCCGATGCCGTCCTCAAGAAGACGCAAGCTGGGTCGCTGACGGCAAATGCCGTTCTGAGGCGGACTCTTACGACAAGCCTGACGGCCGATGCCGTCCTCAAGCGATCGATCGCGGGCACTTTCACAGCGGACGCCGTCGTCAGGCGCACCGGGCAGGCTGGGTCACTGACGACAGATGCGATCCTCCGGGTTCCGAGGGCTGGATCGTGGACAACCAACGCCATCCTGTCCCGCTCGCAGGCCGGTACCTTCACGGCCAGCGCCTTCCTGACGGCTCCACGAACCGGGTCACTGACCGCGACTGCGATCATCTTCCGGACCCAGTCAGGAACCCTGACCGCCGATGCCGTTCTTCTCCGCGGACGATCCGGCTCCCTGACGGTCGACGCCATCAGGCGGCGTGGTCAGGCGGGAACGCTCGCCTCGGACGCCGTCCTGCGCTCCACGAACACCGGGTCGATCAGCGCGAACTCCGTGGTCAAGAGGACGATCCTCCCGACGTTCACGTTGGACGCGGTGTTGCGGCGGACCATCGGCGGAGCGTATGCGGTCGATGCAGTCCTGCTCAGGTCGGCGGTTGTCACCGTCCAAGCGGACGCGGTACTACTCAGGCTGAAGGTCGTCTCGTTCATCGCGGACGCCATCCTACTCCGCTCGCAGGCGGGCTCGCTGAGCGCGAACGCTGTCCTGCGCATCGGTCGGTCTGGTAGCGTCACCGCGGACGCGGTCGTTCGGCGTACAACGGCCGCGTCCCTGACCGCCGACGCCGTCCTCCAGAAGACGCGGTCCTCGTCCTTCACCGCAGATGGCGTCATCCGTCGTCCCTCCTCCGGGTCTGTGTCAGCGGATGCCGTCGTTCTGGCGACGAGGGCCGCGTCGCTTGCCGCGGACGCCGTGCTCTTCCGGACACAGGTGGGGAGCTTCGGAGCTGCGGCCGTCATCATGCCGGTGCTCAGCGCCGACGCGATCATCCGACGGGAGCAGACGGGAAGCCTGACCGCCGCGGCCGTCATCATGCCGCGCTTCGGCGTGGATGCCATCCTGCGCATCACGGTCTCGGGCACCTTTGGCGCGGCAGCATGGATCGGTGGCGTGGGCGTGGCCGCCTTCGCCGCGGACGCGGTCCTCAAGCGTGGGCAGGCTGGCAGCACGACCGCCGATGCTGTGCTCCTCAAGGGCCGGGCAGGAACGCTCACCGCCGATGCGATCTTGCGTCGCGAGCGTGTTTCCACGGTCACAGCAGATGCCATCCTGCGTCGCGAGCGCACGGGTGTGCTGTCGGCCGACGCCATCGTGCTGCGGGAACGCTCAGGCACGGGGACGGCGGACGCGGTCATCCTGCGAGGACGAGCCGGTTCCCTGTCCGTTGATGCCGTTCTCCTGCGAGGAGCGACCGGTGCACTGACGGCGAACGCTATCCTTCGACAGACGGCGTCGGCCGGTGGGTCGGTCGATGCCGTTCTCTCCCGTGCCCAGAGCGATGCGTTCAGCGCCGCCGCGATCATCGCCGGAGCGGGCGGGGCACTCGTCTTCGGTCTCGACGCGATCATTCGCCGCACGCAGGCCGCCAACTTCAGCACATCTGCTGTGCTGCGTGCTCTTGCGTCTGGTACATTCACCACAGACGCGATCGTTCGCGCCGCCGTCACGGCCTCCCTTGGGGCCGCTGCGGTCATCACGAAGACGGCCTCGGCTCAGCTCACCGCCGCATCGGTGTTGCGAGCGCCTCGAACGGTCGGGGTCACCGCCGACGCGGTGATCCTGTCCCCGGCGATCGGCTCCTTCGGGGCCGCCGCTTGGCTCTCCGGAACTCCGGGAGCCAGTCTCACCGCCCGGGCCGTCATCCTCCGAACCCAGAGCGCCAGCACCTCGGCTGACGCTGTCCTGCGTACCGGGCGGTCGGACAGTCTGACCCTCGACGCCTATCTCCTCGCGAGCAACACGAGGTCGTTCTCGGCCGCCGCGGTCATTGCCGCGTCACCCGAGCACAGCTTCGTTGCCGGGGCTGTCCTTCGTCACGAACGCGCATCTTTCCTGACAGCAGCTGCCATCCTTCGCCGGACGAGCAGCATCGCGTTCACGGTCAGCGCGATCAAGCGGCGGACAGCCCCGGGCTCCTTCTCGGCCGACGCCATCCTGCTCTTCCTCGAACGGTCGTTCAGCGCGAACGCCACGATCCGTGGGCTGAGCGAGTTCTACTTCAGTGCTTCGGCGGTCATCACCAAGAAGCGCCCGAAGCGGATCAGGGCGCGGATCGTCAGCTCCGGGGCACTGGCGACGATCACGGCGGCCACGATCGGCGCGACCACCCAGCCCACGCATACGATCGGAGCCACCCTGACGGCAGCGACGATCGCAGCCCGAGTCGCAGCCCGAGGCACAGACGCCACGCTCGACGTGGTCTTCCCGAGCTTCACGGTCAGCGCCGTCATCGTCTAAGGAGGATCTATGGCGCAGGTCGAGGCGACATTCGTACAGGGCAACACGGCCCCGGACATCGTCGCCCAGCTCCACGACGAACTGACGCCGAGCATCCCGCTCGACCTGACGACGGCCACCTCTGTTCGTTTCCAGATGCGCAAGCCCGACGATCGGTTCTTTACGGTCGACGCCGCCGCTTCCGTGACGAACCCTTCGCAGGGCCTCGTGTCCTACAGCTGGGCCGCGAATGACCTTGCCGTGGATGGCATGTACGACGTCCAGTGGGAGGTCCACTGGCCGGATGCCAAGATCCAAACCATCGCCAAGCCGAACCGGATCGACGTTCGGCGGCGCTAACCATCAAGTGAGGGATCACTGTGGCGACAGTTCTTTGGCTCTCGGATGGTGGTTCGTCCACCGGCTTCGCTCACGTCACGCACCACATCGGTGAGCGACTGGCTCGCGACTACGGGCATGACATCCACTGTCTCGCCGTCAACTACCGGGGCGACTACTTCCCGTCCATCCTCGAACCTGAGAAGCCGACCTTCCTCAAGCTCTACAACCCGACGCAGCTTTCCGGTGGCGACACCTACGGGACGAGCCGGATCGTCGAGCTGCTTGGGAAGCTCATCGAGACGCCGGGCAGCGATCTCGATGTGGTGGTCATCCTCAATGACCCGAACGTCATGCTCGATCTGCTCTTCGAGAATGTCTACGACAAGGAGCGGTATCTGCTCCAGTCACGCCCGATCCTCTACTACGTCCCAGTCGATGGCACGAACCTGCCACGAATGTGGACCGAAGTGGTATCGAAAGTCTCGAACGTCGTGGCGATGAGCAAGTGGGGCCAGCAGTTCTTCGACCCCAGCAAGATGGTCTACCACGGGGTCGACCCGGAGCACTACTGGCCGGTCAAGGAAAAGCCGATCACGCTTCCGAACGGCACAGTCTGCCGAACGAAGCGGGACTGCAAGGAAGCCTTCGGCATCAACGGTGACAGCTTCGTCATCGGCCGGATCGACTCGAACTCGGGGCGCAAGGATTGGCCTGCCTTCCTCAATGCGGTCATGCCGCTCATGGAAAAGCACCGGGACATCGAGCTGTTCATGCACACGCAGACGAAGCAGATGGCTCACGGCCTCGACATCCCGATCATGCTGGCCCGCTGGCCGGACGTTGACGGCCAGCGCATCCATACGCCGGGCCTTTACACTCGCTACTCCGGCTGGCCCACGTCAGCCATGAACGGCCTCATCAACGCCTTCGACATCTTTGTGACGACGTCGCGCGGAGAGGGCTTCGGGCTCAGCAACGCCCAATCACTTGCCTGTGGCGTACCGGTCGTGGCGCAGAACGTCTCTGCCAACCCCGAGGTGATCGGTCCGGGCGGCGTTCTCATCGAGCCGCTGGAGCGACTCATCACCGTTCCCGCTGGTCAGGACATGTGGCTGGCCGACATCGGTGCCTTCAGCCGGGAGATCGAGCATCTCTACGAGGCGCGCGGCGTGGTCCGCAAGCTCGGCGAGGCAGGTACAGAGCACGTGCGGAAGTCCTTCAGTTGGGATGTCGCCGCTGCCAAGTTCGACGCTTACATCAAGGGACTGAGCCAGACGGCAAGTCCAGAGGAGGTATCCACCGATGGGTGAGCACGACGAGACCCTGACGACCCCGGTCCGCTTCGACATCTTCACCCGCGCTTGGGACGACAGCACCAAGGAGTGGGTGCCCTCATCGCTCAAGGCGATGAAGGATCCCGATGGCAAGATGCGCCTGCTGGGCATCGCCTCGTCCACGATCAAGGATCTGCATGGCGACAACATGCTCACCTCCGCGCTCGAAGACATGGAGCGCGCCGCCGCCAACAACCTGACCATCTTCGGGAACCACAGCTATCAGGTTCCCGAGGACGTCTACGGCTCGTCCGAGACGGCCAGCATCCGCCAGTCCGGGACGGTCGATGACAACGGCGACCCGATCTACGACCTGACCATGGGGCTTGTCATCAACGACGAGAACGAGCGGGCCGTCAAGACATGGCGGGCGATCGACAAGGGCAGCAAGCTCGGGCTCTCGATCGGGGCCATGATCCCGCCCGGCGGCGCAGTCCGCGACAAGAAGACCGGAGCCCTCACGATCTCGCACGTCGAGCTGATGGAGACGAGCATCGTGGGCATCCCGGCGAACCCGCGCAGCTGGATCGAGAATGCCGTCAAGGCGTTCGAGATGCCGACGCAGAAGGCAGCCGTGAGCATGCCGCTCGGCCAGCCGCAACTCACCCTCGATACGGACGCAGGGACGTACTCGATCGAGGGCAGTCTCGAAGGGCTGAACCTCTCTGTTGGGGACTTCGAGACCATCAGCAACAGCATCACGATCCCGGACGCCGTCGAGGACGGCCAGCCGGAGATCACCGATGCTGCGTGCCCGGATTGCGGGCACGGGAAGTCGGATGGCGGCGGATGCCAGAACGACTTCCACTCGAAGGACGTCGAGCCGGACATCACGGATGCCAAGGTTCGCGTCATCGAGATCGACACCGGAGACGACTCCGGTGGTTCCTCGCCGCAGGGAGCTTCACCAAGCGAGCCTGCGCCCGCAGCCGAGGAGGCTGTGGACGACGCGGCGGACGACTCGGAGGATGTGATCGCGTCAGCGGACGAGATCATCACCACCGTGGAGACCGCCATGGCCTCGCTGGAGCCGGAGGTCACAACCATGCTCCAGCAGCTCCTCGACCTGACGAATGTCCAGACCCGCGAGCTGGGCGCTTCGATGGCACGAGAGCAAGGGCTGAAAGTTGCTTTGGCGCAAGTCGAGCAGCAGCGTGACGAGATCGCGATCATGGCCGGGAAGTTGATCTCGGGCACGAACGCGATCCTGAGCAAGCTCGCCGACCAGCCGGTCGGCCGTCGCACGGTGTTCCGAGAGGCCAAGACTGAGTTCGAGGGCCTCGAAGGGATCTACTCGGGCGACTTCCTTTCCCTGTTGAGGAGTAAGAACACATGAGCGGACTCTCTCCAGAGCTGCTTGCCATTGCTCGGCAGACCGCCGAGACGATGGAGCAGTTTCAGAAGACCCTGCTCGCGCTGAACGACGAGCCGGTCGTCGGTGCCGCTGCCGCCACCCCCGTGGTGACGCAGGGCATCGGTGACGGGCTCCAGTCCCCGGTGCCCACGCGCCGGAGTCTTTCAGCCGCGCAGATGTTCGAGATGCGCACGGCGCTGCACTCGAAGAGCACCTCCGAGCTGGAGATGCTCTTCTCGGAGCAGGCACGACGCAAGGACACCGGCATCCCGCTGGACTACTGGCTGAACGCCAGCGGTCAGGCCGCGCAGGAGGGCTTCACGGGCCTCCGCGGTCAGGTGGACCCGGACATCCAGCGTGCACTCGACACGGGCGGGGCGGCGGCCCTGATCCGGCAGGATCTCGAACCGATCCTGTACGAGCTGTACATCCGCCAGTTCCCGGCCTTCGATCGGTTCCGCAAGGAGCCTGCCAACGGCCTGACCCACACCTTCCAGCAGATCACGAGCTTCGGCACCGCCGCCTTCATGGGCGAGCTTGGCACTGTGGTCGACGACAAGTCGACCTACCAGCGCCAGACGACCAACGTGGCGATCCTCGCCACGCGACGCGGTGTCTCGCTCAAGAGCCAGTACGCCGTGCAGGCGGGTGGCATGAGCTGGAACGCCGAGCAGCTGGAGCTTCAGGGTGGCCTTCGTGCCATGTCCCTGAAGATGCAGCAGACCATCTTCGGCGGCAACGGCACCGACTCCGGTGGCACCGCCGCCAACGAGCTGGGTCTCTACGACGCGAACGGGTTCACCGGTCTCCGGACCCTCCTGAACACCGGCCGCGCGCAGAACATCGACCCGGCGACGAACCCCGACACGACCGGGTACATCCGGCGTGCCGTGGACGATGCGGTGGTCGAGATCATGCAGGCTGGCGGCCCGGTGCCGTCGATCGCATGGATCAACCCGGTCGACATGAACGTCTTCAACGAGCAGCAGGACTCCAAGACGCGGATCGTTGTCCCCAATCAGGTCAGCATCGGCGTCGGCGTCACCGCTCGTGAGGTGAACACGGTCGCCGGAGCGGTCCCGTTCGGCATCGTGCCGGGCGACTCGATCGCGAAGTACACCGCGACGACCTACAGCAGCAACGAGGTCCGCGACATCTACCTTCTGGACGAGAGCACCATCAGCCTGCCGTTCCTCGGAACGGACGGTCCGACGGTCCTCGACATCCCGATCGGTATCTCGGGCCAGCTGACCCACATGTTCATCATCTTCGG